AAACGGTGGTTCACCAACATTGTTATTAGTAACACCAGCTCAAAAAGTTGTGGCTTCTACATTCTCTGGTATTGCAACTCGTTACAGAGATGTACCAGCTAACCAACAAGCTCAAATCATCAATGCAGCAGATGTATACGTTTCTGACTTTGGTATCATCCAAATCGTTCCAGACCGTTTCATCCCTAACACTGACTCTGATGACACAGCTTTCTTATTAGATACAGAAATGGCAGCAGTAGCTTACTTACGCCCATTCCAAACTAATGAGCTTGCTCAAGTTGGTGATGCTGAACTTACTCAACTTTTAGTAGAATACACACTAGAAGTTAAGAACGAAGCAGCACATGGCATTATCTCTGACTTAACATAAGTTAGTTGAGGATAGCCCTCTCACGAGGGCTTTCTCTTTATGATTGCTTATAAATGTAAATGGTTAAATGGTCATATGATGATGAATCGTATGATTAAGATTAGATGTTCAGATAAAAATGAACGTAGATACCAAAAAATAGATAGGCTCATAAAGAGAAATTCAAGATATTGGATAGGATAACATGACAGATAAAGTAATTAACAACGGTATCTCACAAACATCTTTTCATGATGATGGTGATGATTTAATTATTGCACATTCACAAAATGTAACAGCTATTGTAGATTCTAACAAAGCAGAATATGCTCAATCAGATGAAAAACAAAGATGGAGTGATGATGCGTTTGGTAATAAAGTTGCGTCAATTCCTTTAGTCGTATTCCAAGAATTAGAAAAACAAGGTATTACTCGTGGATTTACTGTATTAGATATGCCACGATTCAAAGCATGGCTAAACAACCCAGACAACCGAGCATTTAGGACACGAACAGGAAGAATTTAATGGCAGCTTTTACTACATATACAGATTTACAAGCTACAATTGCAGACTATTTAGCTCGTACAGATTTGACAACACAAATCCCTACATTTATTACATTAGCTGAAAACAGATTAAGACGTGACTTACGCATAAGACCTATGCTTAAGGTAGTTACAACGCCTACAGCTGCAGGTGACCCTACTGTAGCCATTCCTACTGACTTTCTTGAAATGCGTGATATTCATACAGAGTCAAGCCCTATACAAACTATTGTATACCAAAACCCAAGTAACTTTTTTAGAAACACAAAAGCATCAACAGCTGATAGTGGTGCACCTAAATTTTATACAGTCATGGGTCAAGAGTTTCAATTTGCACCTATTCCAGACTCTGCATACACACTTAAGATGGTTTACTATGCTTATCCAGCTTATTTAAGCTCTACAACTTCTTCTAATACATTCCTAGCATATTGCCCAGATTTATTACTATATGCGTCTTTAGGTGAAGCAGAACCTTACCTTATGAACGATGCAAGAGTTGCAACATGGGCACAATTATACGACAGAGGTTTAAATTCATTAACAGTATCAGATGATGCTTCAGAACAACCTGCATCACCAATGGTAATTTCATTAGCAACACGATAAGGATAAATTATGTCAGAAATGAGCAATTATTTAGAAAATGCACTTATTAACGTAACTTTAAGAGGAACTGCATTTACAGCAATTTCTACACCGTATGTTGCATTATTTACAAGTGACCCTACAGACGCTGGTTCAGGTACACAAGTTTCTGGTGGTTCATATGCAAGAACTGCAGTTACTTTTGGTGCACCATCTAATGGCGTATCTATTAACTCTGCTGATGTAACATTTCCAACTTGTACAGCTTCATGGGGAACTATAACGCACATAGGCATTTATGATGCTTTAACAAGTGGCAACCTTTTATACCATACTCCATTAGACATATCTAAAACTATTGACGTTGGTGATGTATTTAAAATTGCTTCTGGCAATCTTTCTGTAACTTTAGCATAAGGTAAAACATGGCTTTAGTCATTAAAGACAGAGTTAAAGAAGTCACTACAACATCTGGTACAGGTGCGGTTACTCTTTTGGGTGCTACTACAGGCTACCAATCATTTACGTCTGCAGTAGGCAATGGTAATACAACTTACTATGCTATTGTAGATAATACTACTGGTGACTGGGAAGTAGGTCTAGGCACATACACGACATCAACTACTAGTTTGTCCAGAGATACCGTACTATCTTCTTCTAACTCTGGTTCATTAGTTACTTTTACCTCAAACAGTAAAGATGTATTTGTAACTTACCCTGCTGGTAAAGGTATTTATCAAGATAGTATTGGTAATGTTGGAATAGGTACTACTTCACCTACTACAAAACTAACTATATCTGCTAATACAATTTTACCAAGTGCAGGAGCTATTACAGGTACAGGATTATGGCAAGTAGGTGCAGATGCTACAGCTAGTAATATTTTATTAGATTCTTTTGGGTCAGCTCTTAATATCATAGGTAGAAGGTCTCAAGGTACAGCAGCATCTCCATCTTCAGTGACATCAAATATAAATTTATTACAATTTCAAGCATATGGATATGGAGCTACAGCATATTCTTCTGCTTCTAGAGTTTCTATGTCAATGCAAACATCTCAAGCATGGACTGATACTGCCCAAGGCACACAAATATTATTTTCTACCACTACTAATAACACTGCAGCTTCAGCAGAAAGAATGCGTATCCATAATTCTGGCGGTGTTTCAATTGGCAATACTACAGACCCAAGTGCTAATAACTTATCCGTTACAGGAGGATTAACACTAGGCACAGCATTATCAGTTGCTAATGGTGGTACAGGAACAGCTACAGCTTTTACTGAAGGTTCAGTTGTATTTGCAGGTGCATCAGGTGTTTATTCACAAAACAATACTAACTTCTTTTGGGATAATACTAATAGTAATTTAGGTATAAATACCACAACACCAGCAGCTACTTTAGAAGTTGTAAGTGCCGCAACAAATCCATTTGTATTTAATACATCATATTCTACTTTGGGAACAATAACAGCAGCATTTATTGGTCGTCATGCTAGAGGTTCACAAGCAAGTCCCACTGCAACACAGTTAGGAGATAACATAGCTTCTTATGGTGGTAGAGGATATGGAGCTACAGCATTTGCAGGAACATCTAGAGCAAACTTTAGAATAATTGCTTCTGAAAATTGGACAGATACTGCTCAAGGTACATATTTTACATACACTACCACAGCAACGGGTACAACTACTACAACAGAAAAAATGCGACTTACTGACGCAGGTAATTTAGGTATAGGTACTACAGCTCCTATTGATAAATTAGATGTTTTAACTACTATTTGGGGTAGGTCTAGTGGAACGACAAGTGCTGGTGTTGTAGGTGCAGCTGCAAATAATTATTCATCATTGCCATCTTATCGTTCAACATATTTAGTTCAATATGATTCTGCATACGCTGGAACATTATTAGGATTGTCTTATGCAAATCTTGGAGCACTAGCATTTCAAAATACAAGTGCTGCATTAATTTATACAAATGGTGCAAATCCATTAGTATTTGGTACTAATTCAGCAGAACGTATGCGTATAGACTCTGCAGGTAATGTAGGGATTGGTACTACGAGTCCTACAACTTATTTAGATGTTGGTGTAAATAGCAGTACATCTGGTGGAATTAACTGTGGAGCATTTAGTTCAAGTGCATATTCAGCTACTGGAGTAATACCAAGTATTCAATCTTTTGGTGCAAGAAATGATGGCAACCAAACATTTCAAGGAAGATTTGGAGCCGCTTATAGACGTACAGATGGTACAGCAATAACTTCTGCTACAAATATTGGTATGTATGCTTTTGGTGGTCAATGGGGAGTTGATACTTCATACCAATCAGCTAAATTACTATACACAGCTTCAATAAGTGGTGTTGCTGAAGGTAGCTTTACATCTGCTACTGCAATGCCAACAGCTATTACATTTAGAACAGGTAGCACTGGTGATTTAATAGGCTCACCTAATTTACCATACGGCACAGAACGTATGCGTATAGACTCTGCAGGTAATGTAGGGATTGGTACTACAAGTCCTGCAGTTCAATTAGATGTTTATAATGCTACAAGTTCAGTATTATCTGTAGATGGTGACTCTAATACATCTATAAGAAGTACAAGGTATAGCACAGATACAACAGCACCAGCATTAAACTTTAGAAAAGCTAGAGGCACAAAATCATCACCAACAACTGTTGCAACAGGTGATTTTATTGTAAATTTACAAGCATTTGCTCATGATGGAACTACTTTTAGAACTACAGCAACTATTGCTTCACAGGTTGAAACATATACAACTACAGATAATCTTTCAGGTAATTTAATATTCTCTACAAGACCTACTGGTGTTGCAGCAACAACACTAGAACGTATGCGTATACACGCTAGTGGTGGTGTATCTATAGGAAATACTACAGACCCAAGTGCAAATAATTTATCAGTAACAGGAACATTAACATTAGGCACTGCATTAAGCGTAGCTAATGGTGGTACAGGAACAGGAACAGCAGGAATAACTGCATTTAACAATATTACAGGTTATACAGCTTCAGGTGCTACAGGTACAACATCTACTAACTTAGTGTTTTCTACAAGCCCTACATTTACAACATCTATAGATGGTGGAGCTACTTTTGCAGCTTTTGCATCACCTACAACATTAACATTAGGTGCTGGTGCTACTACAGGCACATTTGCTTATAATGGTACAGGAACAGCTACTACTAACATAGCTACAGGTGCTACTGCTTCTACCTTTACTAATACAGTAAACGTAGGTACTAATGGTGCTACAGGCTCTACAACAACAATTACTATTGGTTCTACAGCAGGTACTTCTAGTGTTGCTGTAAAAGGTACAAGTTCATATTCAGGTTTAGCTACATTTAGTGCTGGATTAACAGTTGCTGCTGGACAAACTACTACGCTTGGTGGTCCTGTAAATATGACTACTGTTGCTGCTATTACAATGGGTGGTGCTTCTGGTACAGGTACTATTACTTTAGGTCAATCTACAGTATCACAAACAACTAATATTCAAGCAGGTATAACCGCTTCAGGCTCTACAAAAACTATTAACATAGGCACAAATGGAGCTTCAGGTTCTACAACGACTATTATAGTAGGTGGTACAGCAGGAACATCTACCACTACTTTAAATGGTACAACATCTATTATTGCCAATGGCGTAGATGGTGTAAATGCAGCTACAAGTGGATTAACCGCTAATACAACAGTTACTAACACTGCTACATACACAACAGCAGGTTTAACATTAGCAACACAAACAGCAGCAGCAGGTTCAGTATGGCGTGTAAGGGCTTATGGTCAATTTACAGCAGCATCATCAGCAACAGTAAGAACAGCACAAATAGCTTGTTTTTGGGGTACAACACAATTAACAGCCATTACTCCAACAGTATTAGCATCCGCTGCACAAACAACACAATGGCAAGTAGAGTTTGAATTATCAGCAACATCTACAACAGCTATGTGGACAACAGGTAGTTTAATAAACAGAATTGCATCTGCAACTCTTTTAGCTGTAGATAATGCTACACCAGCTTCAACAACAGTTACTTCTGGAGCTCAAACATTAGATTTACAAGTAAGGGTATCATCTGCTATTGCAGCAGAATCATGGATTATTCAACAAATAACAATGGAAAGAATTAAATAAGGATTAATATGTCATTAACATGGAAAATTGAACAACTTAACTGCAAGCCATCTTTTGATGGTAAAACAAATGTAGTAGAAACTATCCACTGGAGACTTAATGGTGTAGATGGTGATTATGCAACTTCAGTCTACGGTTCTCAAGGAGTTACATATGTAGAAGGTAGTCCATTTACAGACTATGACAGCTTAACAGAAGAAACTGTGATAGAATGGCTAAAGGATGCACTAAGTGCGGAACAAGTAGCTACTTATGAAACTGGTGTAAATAACCAGTTAGAAGCTCTTAAAAACCCAACTGTAGTGAATCCTCCTTTACCATTTTAATCAGGAGTATTTATGCAAGATATTGAATTAAAGTTATCATTAGAAGAAGTAAACGGTTTATTAGGCGTATTAGGTGAGTTGCCTACAAAGACTGGTGCATGGAATCTAGTAGTAAAAATTAAACAACAAGCGGAAGCTCAAGTACCAAAAGAAGAAACTAAAACAGAGGAATAATAGATGTTAGGATTTTCCGCCCTATCGCAAACACCATTAAGTGCATTACAGATAGACGTAGCTTCACAAAGTGCGTCTATTTTTGCATCTGCTAGTGTTACTGCTAATCCTTCAGCTATTTACTCAAGACTAGCTTATATAGATGGCACAGGAACTCTTACAGCTAATGGCTATAGAGAACGAAGTTCACCTGCTTCTATAAATGGAACAGCAACAGTTACTACTAATGGTTATGCAGTATGGGGTGGAATAGCCTATATTAATGGCACAGCTTTAGTCACTACTTACCCTAATGTTACTTACAGTAGCAATGTAGTCATTGCTGCTAATGCAAGTATAGTAGCCAATGGTACACGCATGGGTGAGGGTTGGGATGGAGTTACGCAAGGTTCAGAAACATGGACTACACAGTCTACTGGCACAGAAACATGGACAGCAATTAGTACAGGTTCAAATACATGGAATGATGTAACACAGGGTTCAGAAACATGGACAGATACTACAACAGGTGATAATACTTGGTTACGTCAAGGTTAGTTAATTAAGGAAAACAAATGGCAAAAACAAAAATTAGTGAATATGATGCAACTGCAGGGAATAATACTGACATTAACAGTATTAACATAGACGAGGGTTGCTCACCATCTGGTATCAATAATGCTATTCGTGCATTAATGTCACATCTAAAAAATTGGCAAGGTGGTACAAGTGGCGATACATTGCCTATAGCATCTGGTGGTACTGGTTCAGCAACTGCTAGTGATGCTAGAACTGCATTAGGAGTTCCTGCTATTCCTGCTGCTGGTATTACTAAATCAAGTGGCACTGCTTTATCTGCAGCTACTGCTGGTACAGATTATGTAGAGCCTGCAACAGCTACTTCTTTTACTGCTAAACAAACATTTTCTGGCTCATCTAGTGTTATATCATCTAAATTTGTTAATGCTTTAGAAGGTATTACAATATCTGCAACTGCAGCTACAGGCACAATTAACTATGATGTAACTACACAATCTATTCTTTACTATACAAGTAATGCAAGTGCTAACTGGACTATAAACTTTAGAGGTTCATCAGGGACGTCTTTAAATACTGCTATGGCTACAGGTGAGTCTATTACAGTAGTGTTTTTAGTAACTAATGGTACAACAGCATATTATAATAATGTCATTACAATTGATGGTACATCTGTTACTCCTAAATGGCAAGGTGGTTCTGCACCTACAGTAGGTAATGCTTCTAGTATAGATGCTTACTCATACTCTATTGTTAAAACAGGGTCTGCAACATACACAGTCTTTGCTTCACAAGTACAATTTAAGTAGGATAAAAAATGCCTTTATTACAACGTACTGGTGGTATGAGAGCTAAAGGATTTGGGCTTACAAGCGTAAATACGTTTAGTTTTATAGCTACCATATCATCTAATACTACTAGTTATAATTTAGCTACTCAAGCCACTGCAGCTGGATGGAATGGTGTTGCTCCATTAATTGCTAATATTACAATTAATAGTGGTGTATCTGTTGCAGGTACAGGAAACACAACAAGTTCAGCACTTATTTTACCTAGTACTATACCTACAAAAAGTATTATTACTTTAACTAATAATGGAACTATATATGGTGCAGGTGGTGCAGGCGGTCAAACTGTTTATGCAGGTGCTGTTTATGAACAGGCAGGTAACGTAGCAGGTAAAGGATATGGTGGCAGCGTTCCTAGCAATCCATATGGAAATTCTGGTTCTGGAACTAATGGTACAAGTGCAACTTCAGGATACACAGGTATTTATATGGCTACTGCTTGTACATTTAACATATATAACTATGGCACTATAACAGGTGGTGGTGGTGGTGCAGGTGGTAACGGAGGCAATAATGCTAATGGTGGTGCTGGTGGAGATGGTGGGATTGCATTAGTAGAAACAGGAACTCCTTCAGTTACACTATATAATCAAACAGGTGGAGTATTTGGTGGTGGAGGTGGTGGAGGCTCTGGATGGGGTAATAGAACTGCTGGCTCTACAGCAGGTGGTTCAATAGGAAATAATGCTACTATAACAAGTAATGGTGGTGGTAACTTTGGAACTTTAGGAGTTTCAGGTCGTTCATCTACTAACAATGCTACAACATTATTTTCAGGTGCAGGTACATATTCATTATGACAATAAAAAGATTACAATTTACAGAATGGAAACCAGACCAACCAGCCATTGGTGATAGTCTTAATGATGCTAAAAATGTCGTTCCTGTATTAGCAGGGTATGCTCCATTTCCTAGTGCAGCTAATTTATCTAACGCAGCTAGTGAAAGTCTTAATAATGTATTTGTAGGCAAGATTGGTGATACAGTTCAGTTATTTGGTGGTGGTTCTTCTAAACTATTTAAGTTTGATGCTACTAACCTTGCAATGACAGACGTTTCTAAAACTGGTGCTTATGGTGGTACTGTTCGTTGGCAATATGCACAATTTGGCTCTATATTATTAGCGGCTAATTACCATGAACCTGTACAGGCATGGACTTTAGGTGTATCCAGCACATGGCAAGATTTAGGTACATATATTAATGGTACTTATACTAGAACTCTTACAGTTGTTACAGTTACTACATCTACTGCACATGGTTTAACTACTGGTAACACATATAAAATTTACTTTAAATCAGGTGGTGCATTATCTGGTAACTATGTTATCACATCTACAAGCTCAACAACATTTACTTTTAGTACTGCAGCTAGTGGCACTATTACTACAAGCAATTTAAGTGTATATACATCTTCTGCACCTACTGCTAAATATGTAACAGTAGTTCGTGACTTTGTAGTTTGTGCAAATATATTAGATACACCAAATAAACTTCAGTGGTCTGATATTGCTAATGAACAAAACTGGACTTCTGGTAACGCATCACAAGCTGACTTCCAGTTAATTGCTGACGGTGGAAATATTACTGGATTAACAGGTGGTGAAATTGGTATTGTATTCCTAGAAAAAGCTATCTATCGTATGCAATACATTGGTAGCCCTTACTTCTTCCAGTTTGATGCTATATCACGCAATCTTGGATGTATTGAAGGTAATTCTATAGCACAATATGGTGGTATGTCTTACTTCCTATCAGATGATGGATTTTATTCATGTGATGGTCGTACTATAACCCCAATTGGTGTAGAAAAAATAGATAGATATTTTTATTCTACATTTAACCTTGCCAAATCTGACACTATGTCAGCAACAGTTGACCCTATTCGTAAACTTGTTATTTGGAACTATCCTACAGTAGCAGGTGGTAATGCACTTATTATTTATAACTGGCAACTTAATAAATGGTCAAGAGCTGAAACAGATACTAATTATGTAGCTTCTGCTGCATCTACAGGTGTAACACTAGAAGGTATTGGTACTCTATACACAAGCATTGAAACAGTCCCTGCATCACTTGATGACCGTATTTGGGCTGGTGGTAAATATGTTCTTGCAGGTGCTAGAGGCGGATACATTGTCACATTTACAGGTGCTAATACTACTGCAAACCTTATATTATCTGATTTTGAAGATGGTTATAACTCCGTAGTTAAACTTGCTAGACCTATTATAGATAATGGTGCAGCTAATGTTTCTGTAGCTTCAAGACGTGAACTAGATGATAACATTACATTTACAACTGCTGTAGCATCTGGTGAAGGTAATCGTGTGCCATTAAGAAGTGCTGGAAGATGGCATAGATTAAGTATTACACCTACAGGAAGTTGGACAACAGCTATAGCAGTTGACATAGATACTGAACCACAAGGTGGTAGATAATGGCTCGTAGTGATATGTACAGGGGGTTAAACCCTGCTGGAGGAAATCCTCGTGAAATTAGTGAAGTAACTAATGGTGTATTAAACGGTAAAACAAATAATACTGGAACTGTTACTTTAAATGTTGCAAGTGCTACTACTACTACTATTTATGATGAACGTATAGGTTTTAATAGTGTTATACTTCTAATGCCTACAACAGCTAATGCTGCTTCAGTTTTGTCAACAACATATATAGGCACTACCAATAAAGGAAATGCAGTTATTGCTCATACAGCCAATACAATTACGGATAAAATATATAAATACATAGTTATTGCATGATTTTACATTATATACCTAAACAAGATTTAAGGCAACATTGGGACTATGTTAAACATGGTCTTGAATTAGTTCGTGCTAAAGGTCACACAGAGTGGATAGTAGAAGATGTCTACTGTGACTGTTATGAAAATCGTTCTATGTTATTTATTGGAATTATTGACAAACAACCAGTTGGCTTTGTAGTACTTCAACCTATAGGTAATACACTTCATGTGTGGGCTACATGGTCTACACTTAATGACAAAACATTATTTCAACAAGCATGGCAAGAAATACAAGCAATAGCAAAACAAGGCGGTAAGTTTAGGGTTACATTTTCATCTCAACGCAAAGGATGGGAACGTAGTGCAAGAGAATTAGGATTTAAACCACAAACATGGGAATTTATACTTTAAGGATAGAATTATGGGTGCAGGATTTTTACAAGATTTAACCAATCAAAGTGCTACGCAAAATGCAACACAGCAAAATATTATGCCAACTTATCAAAGTGGTGGAGTAGCTACTACACAAGGTCAAAACTTCAACCAAACTACAAATGTAGCTCCTTATTGGGGAGAGTATACAGCACCTGTAAATATTAACGCATCTAATACAGCACCAACTACAAAAGCACCAGAAAATACTTACAAGGGTTCTGGAGGTCAAGTATATTTTGACCCAGTAAAAGGACAATATTATACACAAAATAATACAGGTGGTTATTTTGGTATGGGTAATACTCAAAAAAATTATATTGGTTCGTCATTAAAAGGTTCTGGTAATTCTGGTAGTTCTTTTGACAATCCTAGCCCTCTTCCAAACTATTCTATGTATATTGCACCAGAACATATGCCAGACATTAATGCTTATTTACAAAACCCTAATTCATTATTAAGTGCATTACAATCATCTGGAGTACCTAGTTCAGGTGCTGGCAGATATTCAAATTTACTATCAACAAATACTTCTAAAGGCAAATAATATGTTTAAACTACATAATTGGGTAACAAATTTAGTTCAGTCAATCACATTTTACGGTGGTGGCTCTGGAGGTGGCGGTAGCTCTACTACTAAAACAGAACTAGACCCAACTGTTAAGCCATTTGTTCAGTACGGACTAGAGCAAGCTAAAGGTCTTTATCAATCTAATACACCACAGTACTATGGTGGTCAAACTTATGTAAGTCCATCTGCTCAAACACAAGCTGCATTACAGGCTCAACAAACTCGTGCATTAGCAGGTAATCCATTATTGACACAAGGTCAGCAACAACAATCAGATGTAATTAGTGGAAACTATTTGCAAAATAATCCTTACTTTAACCAAGCCCTTGCTGGTGCTTCACAAGGTGCTACACAAACTTATATGGATGCTATTAAAGCTGCACAATCTGGTGCTTCTGCATCTGGTCGTTATGGCTCTGGTGTATCTGCTGACATTCAAAATCGTGCTGCTAATACACTATCTAATACACTAGCTAATAAGTATGGTGATTTAGCTTACCAAAATTATGCTAATGAACGTGGTATGCAAAATCAAGCTGCACAATATGCTCCAACTATGGCTGCTGCTGATTACAATGATATTAACCAGTTAGCTGCTGTAGGCAAAACTGCTGAAGATTATCAAAAAACTGCATTACAATCTGACATTGATAGATTTAACTATCAACAAAATTTACCATACCAAAAACTATCTCAATATCTTGGTGCTGCTTATGGTGTACCAACTGGTCAAGTATCTACTACACAACAATCTGGTGGTAAAATTGTGTGCAGTGCTATGAATAAAAAGTATGGCTTCGGAAGTTTTCGTAATGCTATCTGGTTACAACATTCAGCTACAATGCCTAATGCCAAAACAATTGAAAAAGGTTATCACAGATTATTTTTACCAGTGGTTGCATTTGCATTTAATGATAAACAAACATTTGCTCGTAAGATTGTTCGTAATATTTCAGAACATATTGCACGTCATAGAACTGCTGATTTATGGAAAGAGATGCGTGGTAAAAAACGTGACCCATTAGGTCGTTTATATCGTGCAATCATTGAACCAATTTGCTATGTAGCAGGAAAGGTTTAACATGGGAGCAATGCTCGTTCCTGCATTAATAGGTGCAGGTGTAGGTGCTGTAGGCGGTGCTGCAATGGGTAAGAATCCATTTACAACAGCAATGCTAGGTGCTGGATTGGGTGCAACTGGTGGTGCTGGCGGACTGTTTGGTGCTGCTACTCCTGCTGCTGTAGGAACTGCTGGTGTAGGTGCTGGTGAAGGTTTAATCGGTGGCTCATTACTTTCTACTGCTGGTGGTGTTGGCACAAGTACTGCTGCTGCTGGTGCTTCTGGTGGTCTAGGTAGTATGTTTTCTGGTCTACATGGTGTTGAAACAGCTCCTGTTAGTTTTGGTACAGGTGGTTATGCTTCTGGCATTGGTGGTCAAGTTATAGGTGGTGCTGCACCAGTTGCTGGTGCTGTTGGCAATGGTGAAATTGGCTCTTCTTTACTAACGAATAGTAAAGGTACTCCATTAAATATGATGGACAGAGTAGGAAATTATATTTCTAATATGCCTACTAATGCTATGAATTATGTTGAAAATAATCCTTTATCTTCTGCAAAAATGGCTTTAGATGTAGCAACTCCACCACCACAGAAACCAATGGAAGCTAACGTTCCTCCCATTTTACGAAGTAATTATGACCCATCTTCATCATTAATGAATGTATCACCTAATGCAAATTTAAATTTAAAAAGTAAAAATGGATTATTAGATATGATGGCTAGTATTCCAATGACAGATGAAGAACGTATGAGACTACAACAATTAGGTTACAGAGGATAATAAAATGGCATTATTAGATATGTTTGATGGAATGAATATTTTTGGTGCTAGACCATCTAGTGCATTAACTTTAGCTGAACAAGAAAAACTTAAAAATCAATCTTTAATTGCTGGTTTATTAGGTGCAGGTGCTACTTATCTTTCTCAACCTAAAAATCAAAATATTGGTCTTGGTGCTATTTTAGGAAAGTCTTATCTTGGTGGAGTGCAATCATCTCAAGGTACTTATGATACCGCATTAAAAGGTAAAATAGATGCACTTAATATTGCTAGAACAAATAAACAAATTGATCAAGAAGGATTAACTAATTTAGATAAATTTATTCAACAACGTGATTTACTTAATCCTAATGATAAAGATTATAAAGTAAAATACAACTGGTATACTGATCGTATTAATAAAGAAACTGCTCCAGATAATACCTCGCCATTCTTTCAAGCCGTTCCTACTGAAAACGGATACGCTGCATTTGATGCACGAACTGGTAAACTTGTTCCATTGTCATTAAATGGTGCTACTAATGTGTTGCCTGCTGCTCAATCACCTACTATTCAAGGACAAATTAAAGCTTCTGAAGCTACAAGCACTCAAAAAGCTAAAAATGTATTAAATGCTGAAGGTACAACTGATTTAGTTGGCAGAGCAAGAAATATATTACAAGGTATTGCAATGGATGAACAAGGCAATGTAATTAAAGATGCTAAAGGAAATCCTGTTAAAGCTCCATTACCAACTGCAAGTGGCATTGGTCAAGCTGCTGACGTTACTTCTGCTATATTTGGAATAGCTCCAAGGGGTGCTAAAGAAGCTGATGCGTTAGGTGTTATTGGTGGAAGGTTAGTGTCTAAAGTTCCTCGTATGGAAGGTCCACAATCTAACTTTGACCTTGAAAATTATAAAACTCAAGCTGGTAAAGTTGGTGATCCTACAATACCAATTTCTAGACGTTTAGAAGCATTAAAAGAAGTTCAACGTATTACTTCTAAATATGAAAATCTTAATCCAGTAGATGGAACTAATGCAATACAAACTAATGCTATTCCACAACCTAATTTAAATCCAATACAAGCCGAAATTTTAAGAAGAAAACAAGGTGGTAAATAATGGACTTGTCAAAAATATCTACTAAAGATTTAGAATATTTAAATAGAAATCAATTAGATAAAGTTTCTAATGCTGGTCTTGAAGAATATCAAAGACAAATGGATGCAACACAAACACCACAAGCAAATGAAACAATTGTAGTTCCAGAAAAAAAACCTGCAACTTCTATAGGTGAAAGATTTGCTACTGGTTTAAAAGAACCATTTCTTGGAGGTGCACAAAGAGCAATTGAAGTAGGTAAATCACCTAATGCTTTTATAGCAAATCCACTTATTAATTTAATGAATGTATTAAGTCAAAAATCTTTTGATGTGGGTTTAAAAGCCACAGGGCAAAAACCTGCTGCTGAACAAATACAACAAGATGTTGCACAAACTAGACAAAACTATGTAGCCCCAGAAGGTATAGATTTTGCTAGAATGGCTGGTAATGTTGCTAATCCTACTACATTTATGTCTCCAGCTAATACTGCAACAAGTATACTTGGAAAAGTAGCTACTGGTGCTGGTGTAGGTGCTGGATATGGTGCTTTAATACCTACTACTTCAAAAGATGAATTAACAAATAATATTGGTATGGGTGCTGCAGGTGGTGGTATTTTAACTGGTCTTGGTAGTGCAATTGGAAGAGTTGTTAGTCCAAAAGCATCTACTAATGCAGAGCTTAAAACAATACAAAGCATGGGAATTGACCCTACATTAGGTCAAATTCTTGGCGGAAAAGCAAACCTTTTTGAAGAAAAAGTAACTCAAATACCTTTTATTGGTAATGTTATTTCTGCTGCTAGAAGTCAAAATGAAGATAAATTTAGACAAGGTGTATTTAATAAAATCTTATCTAATATTGATGAAAAACTTCCATCTCAAAAACTTACTGGTAGAGACCTTGTAGCTTATACACATCAAAAACTTCAATCAAGTTATGACAATATTTTAGAAAAACTTGGTGCTGTTCCTATAGATAATACATTTGTAAAACAAGCTGATGAGTTATCAACTATGATTGGAAAAAGTGGTGTAAGCCCAGAAAAAGTATCTGAATTTAACTTTTTATTAAAACCAATTAAAGATGCTCAAAATGAATTTGGATATATTACATCCAATTCATTTAAAGAAGCACAAAGTAATTTATCATCTCAAGCTAGTATATTAAAAGCAAGTAAAAATGTTTATGATAGAAAGCTAGGTCAAGCAGCAGAACAACTTGGTAATAATTTACAAAACATGCTTGAAAGACATGCTACAACTCTTGGCAATGTAGATGGTAAAAACCTTGCTCAAGAACTATCTAAAACAGATAAAGCATGGGCTATGTATAAACGTGTTGAAAAAGCATCTGGTGCTATTGGTGCTCCTTCTGGTGAATTTACTCCAGCTCAATTATCTAATGCTGTAAGTGCTTTAGAAAAACAAAAAGGTAAATATGCTAGAGGTGAAGCGTTATTACAAAATATTTCAGATGCTGGTAAAAATATTTTAGGAAATAAAATTTCCAATGCTAATCCTTGGATTAAAGGTTTAGTAACTGGTGCTGGTGGTGGAACAGCTTATGCTGCAGGTGTTGCAGTACCTACTATTATTGGTATTGTTGCATCAACAATTGGTACATATGGTTTATATAATCCAGCATCTAGAAAAATTATAAATAAAATTATAACTGAAAGACCAGATGTTGCACCAGCAATTAGAGAATTTATTAATCAACAATCTCCAAAGGCAGCAGCAGTTATGCCTAGTTTATTATCAGAAAGTCAATAATGAGCAATGAAATAGACCCAATACAATATGGGCAACTTATAGCCCAAGTACAAAATTTACAAGACAAAGTAGATAGCATGGAAACAGATATAAAGTCACTCCTAGAGCTTGCAAACAAGTCTAAAGGTGGTTTCTGGGCAGGTATGGCTATTGCCTCTGCTATCGGTGGTTTTATTACATTTATTGTTAATCACTGGGTAGGAAAATGACATTCATTACAGAGAACAACATAGCCAATCTTTATTCGGCTTTGATAGAGTTCCCTGTATTTGACGAGTATAAGTTACCCCCATCTTCTAAAGTAGATTTTGTAATAGTGCATGACCCAGAAATGTATGGTCAGTATGAACCTCCAGAACAAGGTGAGCCTCATATTATTACAATTAGCACAGCTAAATGTGGTCATCTTGATACTGTTATGAAAACTCTTTGCCATGAAATTATACATATGTGTATTTATTTAGAAGCACCTAAAACAGACAAATATACAAGCCATAAAGGCTTATTCTTAAAACTACAAAAGCGTGTAGCCAATCATCTTGGCTTTGACCCAAAGGAGTTGTAATGTTCGGTTCAATCATATCTTTAATCTTACCAGCCCTAGTTCCAGCATTTGCTGATGGTGCTAGAGGTCTTATTGCCAAGTTCACAGGTGGTGCAGGTGGACAACCACAGAACATGACAGAACGTATAGAACTTATGAAGGCAGAAGCTGAAAAGCTACAGGCTTTAGCTGCATTAGATAACCCTACTGGTGAACCTTCTAAATGGATTATAGACCTTCGTGCTTCATTCAGATATGTCATTATAACTGCTATAATGGTATTCACTGCTATAGTAGTATTTAACCCAGACGTTGTAGGTACTTCTGTAGTAGCAGTATTCCTTGACATGACTGGAGCTTGTATGTCTTTTGTTATTGGCGAAAGAATGTACTTGACACTTAAAAAATGATTGTATTAA